CCACCAGCACCTCCTTCGCAGCGCTGATGTCGTCGATCTCCTGCTGGTCAGGATCGGCCAAGCCCATGCTCTGCATCCGCACCGTCCGCCGGATCTCTTCAATCCGCGACTGGCTCAGCCATGCAAAGATTCCCGTGAATGACTCCGTAGCACGTTTGCCGTCATCAGCCGGCAGCGTGATCTTCAGGGGCCAGCGGTAGGGCTCCCTCTGCTTCAGAACAAGGGCCATGCAGATCAGGTGAATGCGAGAGTGAAGTCATCGTTGCCAGCTGAAGTTGGCAACAGACGGAACGGCAGGGTCACATGAGTCACGCTGTCGCTCTCAACAAAGGTAGGCGAATCAAAAGCCGCCTGATTGGCGGTGAAGGTTGCGATGTTGCCCGCGGTGCCGCCATGCACCCATGTGATCGCTCCCTCAGTTTGAGCGCTTGCGATAGCCAGGAAATCCTTGGTAGCGAAGGCTGGGAGCTCGATTGTGATGCTGCCGCTAGTGCGGCGATCAGTCAGCCGCACCTGTTTTGTGCAGCCGGCCTTCTGCTCGAAGACCATCTCAGTGCCGAGGCTCAGCGAGAACTCCGTCATGCAGGCCGAGAAGCCATGCACGCTCACGGTGGCGGTGTTGTCAGCATTCACCACAACCGGCGCGGCTTGGTCGCTGTAGGTCTCGCTAGGACGGCTTAGCGCGGTCGGTGCAGACCAGATCCCCATGTGCGAGAAGGCAATCGTCGGGATGCTGCCAACTGCCAGATTCAGATCAAACGAACCGCGGATGCCACCGATCGACTGCTCGCTGCCGTTGTCGATGAAGAACTGCATCGCGTAGCTGCTGAATGCAGTGCTCACCGGCGCATAGGTGACGCTGGTGCCGCCCACGATGGTTTCGCCGAGACCGGATGCCTTGAGCATCGGGCCAAAGCGTGGCGCCGTGCCAGCAGTACCACTGCCAGCGAGCTCCACCGTGGCGCTGATCGGCACTGACCGCTGAGCCACCAAGCCTTTGCGGTTGCCGAAATAGGTCTGCACCGTCTCGCGCTCGGCCAGCTCAAGGCTGAGCGGTTCAACGTCCAGCTCGGTGAACAGCAGCGCATCAGTAGCCGCTGGACTGGGAGATGTGTTGTAGGTGGATTCGGCCTTGACCAAGGCCAGTCGGTTACGCCACAGGGCCATGATCAATCCTCAAAAATCGGGGCAGCTTCTGGCTCATTCTGGCAGGGCTGCTCTTCGCCAGGCTGCACCGTGCGCTGCGTGCAGATCCATTTGCCATCAATCAGCTCGTACGATCCGCCATCAGACGGCAACGGCGGAATAGATGGTTTGCGGGCCATGTTCAATTAGCCAATGAGATCACGCTATCAAGCCTGTGTCAGATCGGCCTCACGGGTTCGATACTGCACTTCATAGGTGTGAACCCACCACATGCTCGATAGATCTCCTGGGTCGATCTGTGGGTCGTTATTGGTTGGCACGATGTCCGTTGCCAAGCCGCCAATCGTGGTGTCGGCCATGATCAGCGCATGAGCTGAGACGATGATCGGATCCGCAAGGCTGTCTGGTGTTGCGCCTCGGGTGTGAACGATCACTTCAACATCAAGCGTATGGTGCAGCTTGCAGGTGCTGTGCCGCTGCGCACGGCCAGGGCCAGGCTGAATGACCAGCACTGGCGCTTCGCTGCGACCGAAGGCCTCAGCTCGTGAGCGGTAGACAGCCCGCACGCCACTGGTAGCGGCCAACGTAGTGGTCAGGGACTGCAGAATCTGCTCGCGGATGCTGGCCATCAGCTGCGCACCTCGATCGCGCTGATGCGGCCGCGTTGGAATTGGATCGTGGTTGTGTCGCTGATGTTGGCTACATAAAGCGCAACCTCATCCCCATCGGCGAGCTCAACCATCCAGAAGCAGAAGAGCTTTGCAATCTGCCCCGTAGAGCCGCTGAAAGCTCGGCACTCAGACTGATCAATGCCAACGCCGTTCTTGGCCAGCTTGATGCCAAGCGTATGGTTGTTGCCGGCATAGGCATCCATGCTGGCCTGAACCATGAAGAGCTTGGTTGCGCCGCTGTCATTCTTCAGGCCAAACGTATCGCTAGTGCCCAGCACCACCTGATAGTCGGTTGCGCTGTCAAACGTCGCCGTGAGGCCTGTGCTTTGGTAGGTGCCGGCGCTTGTGATGGCAATGGTGCCGCTTGTGGTTTTGCTGGCCTGGCCGCGTGCCAGCACACCCTCGATGTAGTAACTCAGGCTTGACCATGCAGTCGTGCCATCACCGATCTTGTATCGGCGTGTGTCGGTCTCAACCCCGATCTCACCCTGCAGCAGAACAGGGTTGGCAGCGGTCCAATCAGCTGCCGTGTCGTTGCGCAGCTTGAAACGGGTGTAGGTCGTCATGCGCTGCCGCTATCAAGCACGTTGCCTTCAATGTAGGTCGTGTCAGCAGCGCCACCATCCATCACTACGGTGCTGGTGGTGCTAACGCTGTCGCCATCAAGCACCGTGTCGTCTGATGTGTTTTGCTCTGGCGTCACAGTGCGCTGGAGGGTCAGGCTGCAGAAGGCACCATCGTCTAGCAGCATCGGCGGGCCAATCAACGTGTAGGGATAGCCATCGACGTTGATGCCAGCGCCGTGCATCAGATCACCGAACAGATCAGCTCGGCATATCAGGCTGTAGTCCGTGCTGACCACCATGCCGCCGGCAATGGTCTCGCTTGGCATGTCGAGGATGCCATTGCCTGAGACGCTGCCGGCCGTCACTGGCACCGCCATCTCGTCGGTGTCCAGGAACAGGTCTAAGTCTTCGGTGAAAGCCATAGCAGCAGGTTAGGCAAACACTCTCGCCGGTTGCTCCGGCCACACTGCATAGTTCAACCACTCATCCGGCACTTCACCGCGATAGTTGATGTGCCAACCTTCGAGCACTTTAGGCGGTGTGATGACGTTGCCATCTTCATCCCATTCACCACCACGGGAAATGGTGCCGATTACATCAAGGGCGTGGGAGTGGCTAGCGGTGATCAACCGCACGATGCCATCCTCATCCATGCCCAACAGCCCCGCAGCCTTGATGGCGTCCATCCCAGTCGCTTCATCTGGGAAACGGAACATCGTGGGGGTGGGGGGTGTGAGAAGTTCTTCGGCCATGGGAGGCAGGATAGAAGTGTTGCCGACTACTGGGTGATGGTTTGCAAGACTTTGTTGGGCAATCGTTGCGGCCAAAAGGTCAGGCGCTTAATTGTGCCGGTGTACTGTGTGCCAAAGCCGTTTCCTATTTGCAGTCGATTAACAGTAGGAACTGTTCCACCACCGACTTCACTAGGTGCTGCTCCGTTGGAAGCCGATGCAAAAGAACTCAAACCGTAAGCGGCACTCCATTTAGCTGCACCTGTAGCCAAGCCTGATTGGGCTGTTATGCTTGCTTGATTTATATCACCATCGCGCACGACATATTGAGTACGGTATCCACCTGCAAGAACCGAGTGATCCAAAGAGATGCGTTCTGTATTTGTGCCGTCATCAAATTGAGCGACATAAGGGAATGAATTTGTCCCAGAATAGATTTCACGATTGAATACATCCACAAACACCGTCCCCTCATCCTGCCGATACCAACTAGAGAAGTTGCTACCACTAATACTGGCCACGTCAGCAGCGCGGGTGACGGTAGCAGTGGTGGTGGGGATATAGCTGGTGGGGAAAGATGCACCTAATCCACCGGCGCCAATTTCTAAGTTTGCGTACTCAACAGTGCCGCTCACAGTGACGGTCAGCGTACCAGCCGTTGGAGTGAAGGTCAGCGTAGCGCGTGATGGATATGCTCCAGTACCCACCAAGGTGGCCGAATGCGCACCGCTCAACGTGACTGTACCTGTGCCGTAAAAACTAAGCGTGTGGGCTATAGCAGTAACGGTGACATTCTGGGTGGCAAGCGTGGCGCTATTCAGCAGCAAATTCGTCCTACTTTCCTCTACCAACAACCCCAAGCTCTCACCTGTCGTTGGGTCGTGATCGAAACGGGCTTCATCTGTTGCCGCCGTCTTGATCAGCCCATCGCTGCCCACATACGTCCCACTACTGGCGCGAGTGAAAACGATAAGGCTCAACCCAGTAGTGGCGTCAACTAAGTCCCTTCGATCAGCAAACTGAAGATCCAAACTGGGGCGGGTGCCAGCCTTATCCCACAGCGGGAAGTCCTGCTGCGGGCGGTGGGTTAGTGCGGTGGCGCGGGATGAACTCAGGCGCATCAGCTCAGCTCGGTCAGTTCCAGGGTTCCGCTGGTGCTGCCGTTGCGGATCACGGCGATGTTGGGCGTCGAAGGCACCGCCAGATCAAGGCGCTCGCCGTTGCCGATGAAGTGGCTGGTGGCAGAAGCGGTCTGCGAGCTGCTGCCAATGGCGTAGCGAATATCCGCACCGATGGCCTTGATGCTGATGCGGCGGCAAGTGCTGGTCAGTGCAGTGTTGGCGCTTGAGGAGCCTGCAGAGAGCTGCCTAGCAACAGTTGGCAGGCCCAGCGGTTCAACGCCGATGCTCCCGCCACCTTCACCTGATACAGCCTGCACAGCAGGAAAGTAAACATCACCCAGCTCGTCGGGGATATTTGGCTTGTTGACCCGTACAGCAGCAACGAGATCAGCCATGGTCAGAAATCTGAAAGAGTGTTCAGGCCATCAGCGATCGGCCGTCTTCATCCTACCGAGACCGATCAATCATGAAAAAGCCCCCACCTTGCGGTAGGGGCCAGTCACCCATCTGCAGATCAACCGTACTTCTTCAGGCCGAAACCGAAGCAAGTCACAGCGCTCGAGGCGGTTCCCGTCTCAGCAGTGCAGCTGAGGCGGATAAACCGCTTCAGGTCGTTGCTGTTGAGGGTGATCACCTCTTTGTAGGCAGCGTTGCCGATGGCGGTGAAGGTGCCACCGGTGGCTGCGGTGTAGCTGCCGCCGAGGGTGTCGGCTTCTTCGATGCGGAAGGTAAGGTCCGCATCAGCGCCGGCAGCGGTGCCGGAGAGGATGATCTGAACATCGCCCTCATAGCCGGCCAAGTCCACACCAGTCTGATCGCCAGTGGCGGTGATGGTGGTGGTGGCCAGAAGGGTGAAGTGCTGGAGCTTATCCAGCGTGAGCTCATGGATTGCCATTGGACTTGATGCGACGTGTGCGGGGTTTGCGCTGGGCGGGCTCTTGATCCTGCACCACCACCGGGGCTGGTGGCAGCGGTGCGTGCTCAGCCTTGCCGCTGTTGAGCAGCAGTCTGGCATCGCGGTCGCTCACCTCCACCACGTCGCCAACCCTTGCGGGCCGGCCGGCGATGGATGTCTGGCGCAGAATCTCAAGCCTCATGGGTCATCAGAGGGTGTTGTTACCGCGGCAGAAGGCCTCGGGATGACGCACAGCCACGTCAACATCCTGCAGAGCGGTGACGCGCACGCTGCCGCTCTTGTCAAGGGCGTAGGGGTTCACCTGGATGTCCAGCGCACCCCACATGCCCATGATCATCTGGTTCCAGACACC